GAACACACTGTTCCTCCTAAACCCAGAGCGTTGTTGTGCTCTGCCTGTAATACGTCCTTGGGAGGGTTTATGGATGACCCAAAAATTTGCCGACAAGCGGCGGAATACCTTGAGAAATACAAAGGAGATTGAATCATGTACCAATCAACCAGTGGCAAAAAGTTCGGCAGTGCTTTTGCAGGCAGACGCAAGGACGAAGCAGATTCCCAGAAAGAGGGCGGGGACCCGAAGAACAATCCGTTCGGAAGTCCCAAGTCGGTATCCGAAAAAGCACCGGCACCGCCCGCACCACCTATGGGCGGAGCACCTAAGCTACCCATGGCAGGAGCTAAGCCGCCTGTGGCAGGAGCAGCAGGACCTGAGACACCTCAGGATCCGCACGCGGTTGTGTCCGAGCACGGTCCCGCGTCCAGTGTGCACATTACGCACGACCACGCCGCCAAGAAACACCACGTTACATCTACGCATGCGGACGGGCACGTTCATAACTCTGACCACGCATCGGCGCAGGAAGCGAATGATGCTGGTTCCCAGTTGGGCGGAGTAGAGAAGCCCGAAGCAGCCGCACCGCAAGAAGCAGCGGGCGGAGCACCCGAGAGCGACGGCTTTAACATGCCGAGCCTAGGCTAAGGAGAAATCATGGCAACACCGCCAATACCAGCACCACAAGAGCCCACTCCCTTCGCCACTAACCAGGACGGGAAGAGAGTAAACGTCAACGACCGAGTGAGCATCGGTGGACAAGTTATCTCGTTCACCGGAGCGGGCTCTATCGCACAGGTCACAGTGCAGCCCACTACTAGCATTGTGAACTTCGTTGCTCAAGCCAACGATATGCAGGCTCGACAGGGGAGTAATGTTGCCGATCTTTGCACCAGTATTAGTGGTAAGCGCTTCGGCACCGCAGGTAATCCTGTGACCGTGCTCGGATACGTAACCGCAATCACTAATCCTCAGCTTGGCGACCAAGCCATCCTTACGGTTACCCTGGCAACCTCAGGGCTTTCCATCAGCGTGAACGCAGGCTCGGTTCGCAGCGACAATTTCTAAGGAGACCACATGTACGAGTCAACAACGGAACCAGGAAAGAAATTCGGGTCTGCCTTCAAGGGTCGCAAGTTCGATTCTTACCATGCGGGACCAGAAAAGTTCAGCGAAGGGAAATCCAAGGAGAGCGATCAGCCGGAAGTTTCTGCTGAGCCCGAGGAGCACGGCGAGGACAAGGTCAACACCTCTACCCCAGAGAAGCATGAGCCTTCTGAGGCAGCAGACGAAGCCGAAGTCACCATACCCAGCTCAATCGTAGAGCAGCACGGCCCAGCCTCCTCAGTGCACATTACGCACGACCACGACGGCGGGAAGCACACACTCTCGTCTACGCACGGCGGGCACCAGAACCAAAGCGTCTACAGTACGGCTGCAGAAGCCTACGAAGCGGGCGGGGAATTGGCTAACACGGACGTAAAAAGACGTGAACATCCCGATCAGCAAGGAGCACAGTCCGAAGAGGACGGCTTCGAGATGCCTGATCTGGCATAAGAGGACAGTATGCCATTCGTATCTAAAGCGCAGAACGCTTGGGGACACACCTCAGCAGGGGTAAAAGCACTGGGCGGTGCGTCAAAGGTGAAAGAGTGGGAATCCTCCACTGATTACTCATCTTTACCTAAAAAGCGGACCAAGAAATTCACGTTCGCCCCGAAGGGGAAGAAATGATAGGCATTGGTCGAGACAAGAAGGAGCCCAAGACGGGCTACGTGGACCGCAAGGTGGGCGGAAGTGAGCACTGTTTCAACTGTGAGCACTTCATCAAGTCCACGAGCGGCTGTAATGGACCGAAGATGAAAGAGCTGAGCAAGCAGCCCAAACTTCCCAACGGGGACGTTAAGGTGCACGCTGTCGGACTCTGCAATTTCTGGGAGAAAGATTAACATGGCACTGGGATTGGGCCACAAGAAAACAAAAACAGTGGATCTAGGCAGCAAGGGTTCATTCAAAGAACACCCTGGCGCACTCCACCGCGCCCTCGGCGTTCCAGAAGGTGAGAAGATTCCCGCCTCCAAACTAAAGGGTCACCACCATGGTCGCCTCGGACACATGATTGCTAGTGCCAAGGGCTTTAAAGCCATGAAGCATTAAGCAGAAAAGGAGAGCAATGCCAGATACCGCACAGGTTCCAGGGTCAATGCCCTCCAACGCTAACAGCCAAGACCCCGAGAATCCCGAGGACAGTCCGTTAGGCGTATACGCCCCGTTCCCCTACTCGTCCGAACCTTTTGCCGACCTGTCAGTAGAGGCAAAAGCTGCAGTGATGCAACTGGACGAGACCGCAGGCAAGACCGACATGGCGGCACGTCGTTTGGAGATTGAGCAGGCCTGGGAAGCCATCCACTTCGACCGAGGATACCAGCATTTACTTCGCGGGCGTAATGGTGGTTGGGAAATACCGAATCGTACAACTGGATTCGGAGCCAAGCAACAGACGAACAACATCGGAGTCTACGACACGAATGTGTACGGCTCAAAAGCCGATATCATTGTTGCTGCCTTATCCCGAGAAATACCGAAACAAGAATTTTTCGCTGACGACCCGACGTTCGGACCAGACATAGTCGCTGCCGAAGAAGCGGACAGGTTCAAACTTATTTGGGCACGCAACAACAATTTGCATGCCCTGCTCGTGGACTGCTCCAGAATTTTCTACAACGAAGACCGAGTGCTTTTGTGGACCCGCTACGAGTTGAACGGGCAGAAGTACGGCTTCGAGAAAAATAATGAGACTGCACCGACTGTGCCGCAAGATGCACTAAAGCCGCCTCCGTTAGAACCCTCAACAGGCCAAGAAGGTCTGGATGAGGTAATTGACGCCGTTAAGGCACCGCCTGAGGAAGAGTCCGAAGGAGAAGCCCCTGAAGGAGGGGACGAGAACATTTTAGACGCGGCAATGAGCCCGGAGGAATCCGCCGAGACCCCATCTACCGGCAAGCCGTTAGGCAGAGAAGTAACCACTGCGCACGGTAAGCTGGACCATAAGTTGCCCATCTCCGTGGACAAATTAGAGAACATGCACTTTGTGCAACTGAACTTTGACTTAGATGTCTCCACTGTGAAGGCCATGTTCCCATGGATTGCCAGTAAGGTCAGACCAGGAACAGGAGACGCCAACACACAACTGGACCGCATCGCTCGTGAAAATACCCGCCAAGCAGTTCTTGGTGCGTTTGTGACGGGAGATTCATTGAGCCGACATACCACTGTCAGGTTCTCATGGTTCCGTCCGTCCTACTTCATGGATGAAAGCGTGGGCGATGAAGCCCGAGCCGAATTGTTCGAGAAGTTCCCTAACGGGTGCTTACTCGCTAAGGCTGGCTCCGAGTACGCCTTCTCTCGCAATGAGAGTATGGACAAGCACATTGCCATTGGGCACGCCCTATCAGGCAAGGGACAGAATCGCAGAGCGCTTGGCACATCTTTGATTGCCATTCAGAAGCGCATCAACGATTGGGTAGACCTACTGGACGATTTCTTCAAGCGTACCGTACCTAAGAAGTGGTACAACTCCGAAGCATTTGACGTGGAGGCGCTGAAGAAACAGACCAACGTACCAGGAAGCAGCGGACCATTTCTGCCGCAGCCTGGGCTGACTACGAAAGAACAGTATTTGATGGTCGAGGACACACCGCAACCGCAGGCGTCCCTACCAGACTTCATCAAATGGTTTATCACGGCATTGTCCGAGGAAATCTCGGGCGCTCTGCCGTCCTTATTCGGAGCAGCTACCAACACCGAAACTGTGGGTGGTATCGCAATCCAGCGAGACCAAGCTCTGCAGCGTGTAGGATGTCCGTGGAACAATATTCAAGTACTGTTCGCAGAAGCCTGCGGGCAGGCTGTAGATTGCGCCAAGGAGTGCCGAGATGGCAAGACGATTACACAGAACCTAGGCAAGAAGATCGGCAACGTTTCTGTGAACACCGCCAACTTGGCAGGCAACATCACTTGCTACACAGAGTCTGACACAGCGTTCCCAGAAAGCTGGGCACAGCGTGAGCAGAAGCTGATGATAATGGTGGATGCCAGCAGCACGAACCCTAAACTTCAGGAGTTCTTGTTCTCACCGGCCAACCTGGAGCCCCTAGCAGACGCTTTGCGTATGAAGGACTTCAAGGTACCGGGCGCATCTAGCGTGGCCAAGCAGAAGATGGAGATGGAAATTCTTCTGCGTGGCGCTCCAACTGATAACCCGCAAGTGGCAAAGTTGACCAAGACAGTTGAACAGGTCACAGTAGGCATGCAGCAGCAGGCACAGCAAACTGGTCAACCAGTTTCACTGGAAGCCCAGCAAAAACTGCAGATGCTTCAGCAGCAGGCTCAGAAGTTGCCGCCGCAAGTATCAACCGTCACTGTAGCGCAGGATGACTCAGAGAACCACATAGCGGAAGCTGGGTGGTGCTTCGAGTGGCTCAACTCCACGGAGGGTGTAAAGTTCCACAACGGTACGCCGAAACAACAGGCCGCCTTTGATAACGTGAAACTCCACCGTAGTGAGCACATGGCAGTAGCTAAGATGTTGGCAGCGCAGAACGCTCCGCCCGAGAAAGGACCCTCGGAGAGCCTGAGCGCAGCCGTTGACAAGCTGCCGCCTGGACCGGCGATACAAGCCCTAAAGAAGATGGGCATAAATGCTACGGCGCAGGATTTTGCTCAGCATGCCGCCGAACAAGTAGACCAAGCAGTGCAGAAGAAAGCAATTCCCGAGGCACTGAAGCAACAATAACCAAGGGGGCCGCTCAGGCGGCCCTTAGCACTCAGAGAGGACTCAAATGGCAGATTCAGTTTTGGATTTTGCAGCACTAGACTCAGCAGCAGCAACAACGGAACCAGCAGCGGCAGCCGAACCAGTAGTTGAAACTCCAGCAGCGGAACCAGCAGCGGGCGCAGAGCCAGCAGCGGAACCAGAAGCTGAACTCAACGCTGATGGTACGCCCAAAGAGAAATCAGCAGCGGACCTTCCTGGAACGGAAGCCACGCCGCACAACGTACGTCAGGCATTGAAAGCCCTACGCGACACCGACCCGAAGAACGCCTCAGTCGTGAAGGAATTGCATGGAGCGTATGAACGGTGGGCCGCCGCTAAGGCTGTATTCCCCAAGGGCGTTGCAGAGATGCAAGAAGCCAAGGAGTTCATCGAAACGGTCGGTGGGCATGAGGGCTTTGAGAAGATGCGTGACACCGTGGCCGCTATTGAAGCCTCGGACACACTGCTCTACGCGGGTGATGCTCA